GCAGTTTCCAACCTCAAGTAATTTGTATTGAGGAAGTACATTCTGCTTGCAGCACAGTTGCTGTCATAGACAACATCTGAGTTAAGATACTTAACTGCTGTAAAGCCAAGATCGGCTAATCTACTATCTGCAACTCTTTGCAGAGTCTGTAGAGTGGCTAGGAAAGTTGTGTAAGGTGTTGAACCTGCTACAACTAAGTCAGGTGCATCTGTGCCTCTAACAAGCTGAATATAAAGACTATTCATATCAGACTGAATGTTAGTTGTACTAAACGCACTACTGGTTGCTGTTGCCTGTTTGTTTTGCCAGAACGTAAAAGTTGATGAGTTAATACCACCAACAGTTCCTGTTCCTGCATCAGCAACAACTAACTGTAAGCCACCAATCTCTTTAGAACTTGTACCTGTTCCATCACTGAACAGAGAAGTTGCAAGAGAGTTTTCCATTGATCGCTCAAGGTTTCCTATTCTTGCTTCTAAAAGATTGATGATGGCTTGTTCGCCACTGTTCTTTATTTGCTCTAAGCCTGAAACTGTTACGTTTCCTGCTAGCTGTTTATATTCGAAAACGGCTGCACTTAAAACATCAGCAGGTGAAGTATCTAATACCTCATAGCCGTTGTAAAAAGCGACAGTTCCATTATCTGCATACTCCAACTCACGAACAATGTCTCGCCCTGTGATAAGTGTCATATTACCACGCTCTCTCATTCTGTTAAGAAGAGGATTGTGATTAGAAACGTTATCAGCCAGACTTCTTGACCTGTTACGCAAGGTGGTAGTAATAATTTCTGACAAATTCGGACTTGTCATAATTTACCCCTTTTGTAGTTGTTTCATTGAATATTTAATTGTTTCACCTAACGTCATACCACTGGGAACTGCTGAATTACTTGGAGTGCCACTACCTTTGACATTTACCCTTTGCTGCTTTTTAGCCTTTTGGACTGCTTCGGCTTTCACCTCTTGCTGAGTCTCTTTCTTAGCCTGTTCTTCTTTTTGTTTAGCCTGCTCTTCAAGAACTTTTGCTCTTGTTGTAGGGTTTGCAAAGACTGCCATATCATAAGCCTCTGCAATATCTTTCGCCTGTCCAGAGCCAACTAAAGCTGCCATCTGGTTCTGTACAGCTTCAAAATGTGGATGCTTTAAATTACCATCTTCATCTTTTGCTGTCTGAAAGTTGTCAATCAGTGTCTGCACTTCCTGCTTCTGCATATTCTGTGCTTGTTGCTGTTGATTTTGTATTGTGCCTTGCAACTGGGCTATCTGCTGTTGCATTGCTTTCATTTGAGGATCAGCGTATTCATCTTCTATAGCTGTGTCATCATTGACTGCCTTTAAGTCAACGCCATAAGACTGTGCAAGCCATTTTATAGCCTGCTGTGGGTCTTCCCTCAAATACTTGTGTGCCGCCAGTAACTGTCTTGTTGCTGCGACTTCATCCATGCCTGCCCTTTGAAAATCATCTCTAAAAGGGCCGTAAATCTCATCTAACGCTTCATTGCGTTTTTTATACTTTGATAATGCCTGTGTCTTTTTTGTATAGTCACCTTCCATCGCTTTGTAACGATCCATAACCTGGTGCTGTACGTTTGCATCCCACGCATTAAAAATCTCTTGTTCTTCTTTGGGCCAGTGTTTCGGTGCAGTCAGTGCTTCTAGTGCAGGTGCTTCTTTTTCTTCTACCTGCTCTTCAGTTGTCTCTTCTGGTTGCTCTGTTGTCTCTTCTTCCCTTTGCACCTCTTCCATTTTTTCAGCAGGTGGTTCTGGTAGTTTGTCCTCTCCCTTTACCGCTGCTTCCAATGTTTCTTTTAAGGTTGGTGTTTTTGGCTCATCTGCTGTCTGAACTTCTTGCTCAGTGCTATCAATTACCTGTTGTTCCATCTTTTATTTGGCCTCCATCTGTTCCAAGTTCTACTAAGTTATGTTGTTTTAGAAATTCTCTATGTTGCCGTCTGCCAGTAATCCAACCCCTATTCACCATGTTCTGATAAGGTTCAATGTCGCTGATTAACTGCAAGCGTTTTTGCATGATGGTTTTCTTCTCTACAAGTTCACCATCTTTCATTACAAAAGTTTTACGCATTAAAATCCATACCCCCCTCTTGTGAATCTTGTGCTTCTTGTTTTGATGTCTTGTACAGCTTTCCTTGCATCTGCTTGTGCTTTTCTATTCTTTTCAGCCTCTTCGCTTCTCTGATCTTTTTCTTTCTGTTTTGCAGCAGCAACTGCATTTGCAATAACTTCTTTCAAAGGTACAGATTTTGGCTTGGGTGCAGGTGTCGGTCTTTTAGCTGTAACAGTACCGCCTTCTTTGGCTGTTACAGTTCCACCACGTTTTGCAGTTACTGACCCTTCTTTGTCGTCAGCTTGTTGCAAAGGCACTGCTTGTGTTGCAATGTTTTGTGCAACAGTTTCTACAGAACTGTCAGGCAACTCACCAGTTTCAGTAAAAGTTTGAAAAGCCTCTGTTTCTTCTGTCTTTTCCTGTAATGCCTCTGCAAGGTTCTTTTGGAACACCTCATCTGGTTTAAATGTGCCTGTTGCTGCACCTGCTATCGTTCCAAACAATCCCATAGGCTGTCCACCATACTTGCCGCCTGATGTAATACTGTCAGCTAGTGACATTGTACCTGGTTCACCGAATGGAGTACCATCTAACTCTTTTGCAAATACATACCAATCATTGCCTGTCCATTTTGCCTGTGGTTTAAGACCTGCTGCGACTAAGGCATCAAACTCTTTTTGGTGCTGTGTATTCCATCCTTTTGGTGCGTTATCACTAACTGTTGTCCCCCCAAACAAACCATCAGTAAGAGATAAATCAGAGAGATCGTCAAAAGAAAGATTATCGCCCTCACGAACATCCATACCATTGAAAAAACTTTGCGTTCCACTATCTTGCACCTCCTCAAATGTAGGTTGGTTCAATTCAGGTGTATCTTCAATTATTTCTTCAGTTTCATCAGCAAGGTTTCTACTACTTAGTAAATCAACAAGTGTACCCTGAGCATACCCTCTGGGAGCATAAAGGTTTCCTTGCCCAGAGTACTTGTAATAAGGCAGCATTGGTGCTTGTGGAAAAAACTCAGTCATTATCCTGCCACCAACTTAGCCTTTTCAATTTCAAGTTTTTCCTGTTTCTGTCTTGCATCTGTTTCTGCTTTCTGTTGATCAAGTTCCAATCTTGCTACTTTAACCTGTGCATCTGCGGCTGCCTTTTGTGTGTCTGCCTGTACCTTTGCAGCTTCTACTTCAACAAGCTTATCTGTTGGTGAAGGCCCTGCCTGTGGCGGCTGTAATGCTTCAAGTGTTTCTTCCAACTCTCTTGCACCAGAAAAACCTTTGGCTGCAAATAATAGCATCTGTTTTGCCTGTTCAAATCCTAATGCACCAGATGAAACTAATGGGCCAACTGATTGCAGAAACTGTACTGATGCTGTTAAAAACTCTGTTCTCTGTTTTTGATCAACTGCTGCATCTATAGCCTGTGATTCATCAGTATCTATTCTGACTCTGAAACATCTAAGCCTGTCATCTTTCATCACAGCAATCATCTCTGGTGTTACCTGTACAGAAGTAACTTTTTGCAAGACATCAGGCTCTAAGTTTTCAACAAGCATCTCACCTTTCATTTCCATAATCTGATCCATGAAACGCTCCAGTTCTCTCTGCCTGTTGACCAATCGCATAGAACCAAACTGCCCTTTTATTCGCTGTGCGGTAGCGGTTTCCCTATTCGCTGATTGTCCTCTCATAAGATCGGATACTCCGACAATCTCATAAATGGTCTGTATAATGACCTGTCTTGACTGATACAGTTGCTGTAAAGCCTGGATAATACCTGCGAGTGGTGCTTCCTGCATTACATTCTGCAAACCACCGCCTGCCTGTAACATTGCCATATTGTCTACTGGTACAAACTGATTATCTGCGGCATCTGCCAATCTTTGCAGTTCAGAGAAAGATGCATCATATACACCTCTTCTTTTCAATGCTTCAGTCAGTACACCAATTCTTGCTGTTATCAGATCAAGTTCTGCTACCTGATCCTCATAGATCATAAACTCTGGTACTGGTGTTGTTGTGGTTGTTGTACTCACAGCATACAAAGGCTCAGGACAGGGCCAGAAGTTTATCAGGTTATATGGGTCATCATTCTCTTCAAGTATCTTATCATGCCCCATAGCAACAAAGATTTGCTTAGAAGAACGCTTATCCCAGATTTCATATACCTCTGCTCTATCTGTCTCTGCGTTTGCATCTTCACTATAATCGTAATCAGGCCTGTAGGTTAGAGGTATATTCATGGCAGCTTCTTCACCATATCGGTCAATTAACTGCTGTTTAGTCATCAGAATACGAAATGCAATCCAGTTTACATCATCCCATACTCTGTTTGGTTCAATCGTAAAATCAGACCAATGCACATACTCACAATAGATAGACTGTTCACCAACAACCTCTTCTCTGTCACCTTCTACGAACAGACCTCTGGTATCCTGTTTTATCTGATCTGGTGTAAACTCTTCACCATCTCTGCTGACAAACCTAAATACACCTTCACCAATCGGTTGCTGTTCTATGTCAATACGCTTTGGTTCACCCTCAATAATCACAGGATCATACCGCATACGCACAACACCTCTGCCAGTGATGAGCATATCTTCAATGGCCCTACGCATTGTGCCGTCAAAGTTGTACATATCGAGCTGATACAGCAATGCACGTTCTATCAGTTCTGCAATCGCTCTACCAACAGGGTCACCATCTCTAAAACGCCTGGTGACTTTTGGTCTTGGAGTCTTAAAATACAGAGCAGATTTCAATGTATCAACATTGCTGTAAAAGATGTTCATGGTATGAAAGGGTCTATCCTGCCTATCCATTCCATCATCTCTGTATTTATCAACTAAAGCCTGTGACCTCTCACGCCACATTTCTTCAAAAGTGCGAGCCTCTCTTATCTTATCATTCCAGTAAGCTGCTCTTTCTTCTTCTTTTGTTGGCTCAGTATCGCCTGATCCATATGCCAATTACAGTCTCCATGTTTTGTATGGTTTTGCGTTGTCAAGACCTGCCATCATTTCATCAATCGTTGGCGGTCTAAAAATATCTTCTTCCATTTCAGGTATCGGTCTTTGATAACTGCGGCTCATAGCTGAGTAACGCAACTCATCAACTGCATGATCTTCCTGTTTTGTATTAATATCCTCTGGTCTGTGCTGATCATGCTGCATCAGAGGTAATGTTCTTATAAGGTCAGTACAGGTTTCAAACAGATACAGCATCGGTGTATTATCTTCACCAATCAAACGCTGTCTTATCTGATCCCATCCTGCTACTCTTGAATTATCTGCTCTTCTAAAACGTACACCTAACTTTGCCATACGTTCTCCAATAGATGGGCCAGATTCCCATTTCCATATCGATGGATCAGCTACAGAATAATCTATGCGTTCAAAGCCTTCTCTGCTTTTAATGCCCTGTGCTACTTCTTCGGCAGTGAGTTTCAACCCACGATCTGGCCCTGCTGCCCCATACCATTCTCTGTACTTAATCAATGCACCATCTGGGTAATCATCAGACTGCTGTGCAACAGTGTACCAACCAACACAGAATGGCTTTGTTGAACCCCAATCAAAGCTTCTAAAGCGTAACCAGTGTTCTGGTATTTCAAACGGCTTTACAACATGGCGGTCACGTCTGAATACATCACCAAAGAAAGAACCAACGACTAAATCCCAATCACCTTCTCTTAATGCTCTAGCCAACTCAAATGGCAAGCCAGATAAAGATGCACCATAATTAGGATCAATAAACTTGTTATCCTCCATTCTTGAAGGAATATACATTGACAACCAACCCTTATCCTCTTTATTGCGAGGGTCTTTCATTGTCACATCATAAAAGTACGTCTCAGGCGGTGATGGATCAATATACAAGGCTTTTAAGAAGTTATGACTAATACCACCTGGATTGGCAGTCATTACCAATCTTGGCAGATACTGTTTCTGTTTCGGCTCATAACCGCCCAAACGCAATCTACTTTTTATATAGCCTAGCTGATAGGCAGATAACTGCCCTGCCTCATCAACACCTGCAAAATGTATTTCTGCACCCTGAATACGATCACAGTCTGAATCTCGCTCCAGATACTGAAACTGTATATAAGAGCCATTATAAAACTCAAATCTTTTCCTAGATTCAGAGAAGCTACCCAGTTCTGTTGGCATCTCCTTCTTAATCTGCTGTATATGGTTACTCTCTAACTCTGGCAAAGACCTTCTAAAGATATATGCCTGCAAGCCAGGATTCTCACAGCAAAATGCGATGCAATCCCATCTCAGTGCATGAGACTTGCCACCTCCAACAGCACCACCGAATAATATCTGTCTTGCTCTACATTTATGAAGCAATGCCTGTTTAGGCTGCGGATCATATTCAAGCTTTATTGTTTTTGCCATTAAGTAGACCCATCATCATCTCTTAATGCGGCAGCAGTTGCAGAAACTGCTACAGGGCCTACAATGCCGTATTTCTCCAATATTTTAATTATTTTATCATCAAAGATAACGTAATTTTCAGACTGTTTTTCATCAGCAGATATAAATTTTCTTGGTGTAAGTTGACCTGATTTAAATTTTAGGCCTTTGATTCCAAGCTTTTGTAAATATTCTGATCCTTTTTTGCCTAAAGTAAGATTGCCTGTTTTTTCTATATTACCAAACAACTCTGATAAAGTTTTACCTTTGGCATCTGGTTCACTATATTGTTTTCCTGTTATAGGGTTTCTATCACCAGTAAGTACTTTTTTAACTGCCCTTGCAAATGGTTCATCATCACCATCACTAAATTTTTCATAATTTTTAAGTTTTTCTAGTATTTTTGGTTGCTCAGTTAATTTTAAATCAATATCAATCAGTTCTTCAGGCTTTGGCTGTATAGCAACTTTATAAAGTTTACCTTCTTGATAACTAAAATCATCAGCTTTAAGTGTTTTTAAATATTCTAAATCTGCCTTTATCGACTCATAATTTTCTTTTTCAATAACATTTGCAAATGGCTGTGATAAATCAAAAGAGTTTTCTATTGTCTGTTCATATTCATTTATAACGCTGTCTATTGCCTGTTTAGAATTAAATTTGCCACCTAAAATTCTGTCTCTTACTTTACCTAGTAATAGTTCATTACCTTCCATCTCAGCGGCAGCATCATCACCTAAAAACTTTATCTGTTGTCCTTTGTATTCAACATTCTGTGTTGCTAGTGTTTGGTTCTTATAAAACTTTCCAATATCTTTGTTGTTAGTAAAATACAAGCCAAAACCAAATGCCTGATTACCTTCACCAGTGCCTATCTTATCCAACCTAAATTCATCAAAGTCTGCACCACTACCATGAAAGGCAATAATACCTGGCTGTGTCTCTGTAGGTGGAGTGACATATTGTACATTATCTAAAAGATTTGCACTTTCTGTAAGGTTTGGATCAAACGCTGCATCAGAAGAGCGAATGTTTTTAGCATCAAAGATTACAGTTTCATCACCTGCTCTTATGCCGTCAAATCCTGCTTCTTTAGCTTTTTCAGTAAGCTTAGAAGCATTTAAACCAGAAACATCTCCACCTTCTCTAATGTAATCTGACAATGAGAAAAAGAAATCATCATTATAACCTTCAAAGAAATCGTTATCTGCAAATCTTCTTACGTCATCTGCAAATTGATAAAATAACCTTTCTTTAGCTTCTTCCTTTGTACTTGGAAAATTTGCATCATATCTATTTTGCATGAAAACAACATCTGGCTCATCTATAATTTTTTCACGAGTAGGATTTACTATTTTTGCAGTGAATCCAAGTGAACCATCAGGGTTTTGCATTTGTAAAAATTCAACATTTTCATCATAATACTTTACAAGCTTTTTAGCTCCTTTAAGTGCTTGCTTATGCGTATCATCAAGCATATCAATCTTATCTAGTTTTTCTGCCCAATTAATAAATATAAGTGGACTTCCTAAATATGGTGTTTCACCAGATGTATCAGTTAAATCTAATAAATCACCTCTTACAAAGTATTCACCGACATTCTTGCCATAAAATCCTGCCTCACCTGGACTATCAGCAAAATAAAATCCTCTACCAAAAAACCCTTCATCTCTTAAACCAATCTTGCTTTCGTCAAACTCAGTCAATTCATCTGTGTTTGTTCCATGATATATAGGATTATCAACATCAAAGCCTAACTCTCTGGCTCTTTCTAACCTGCTTGCTTTATCCATGCCAGGAAACTTAGATGCATCACTGGCAACGTCTGTAGCCTTTGTAACCTTTCTAGCTGCACCAGGTGCTTTTAACATTGCACCCACTAATGCACTTGTACCTAAAGTCAATGGAGCAGCTATGGTTGCAATATCTCCTGCAACCCCTAAAGCTTGCAACCCTGCATCAGTAAATTGTCCTTCTCGGATATTCTCACTAAAGCTAGGCAATGGCTGTCCTGTAATATCTACCGCACCACCTGCGGCATCTACTATCCCTGCTCCTG